AAAATGAAAAAGAATGGGGCAAGACCTGTTGGCAAGGTATTCTTCCTATTAGAAAATGGTCAGAAATGGATGTATGGCTTTATACAATTTGGAATAATATTCCTATTTGTCAGAAATATAAAAAAGGTTATGCACGCCAAGGATGCAATATCGCTTGTCCTTTTGCAAGCAAAACAACGTGGATATTAGATAAATATTGGTATCCCAAAATGCGTGACCGTTGGGAAAATATTTTAAAAGAAGACTTTATAAAAAATAAAAAATGGATAATTATGAATTGTACTCTTGATGAGTATATTAATCAGGCTTGGAATAGTGGAGTCTTTAGAGATGAACCGACTGATGAGGTTATTCAGGAATTTGCTGAATATAATGGATTAGATGTTGGTGATACCAAAGTCGCAAGACAATATTTTAATAAGTATTGTGATGAATGTGAAAAGAGAATAAAAGATAAGACAACGCTGGCAATGAATATGAAGTTTCACGGCAGAAACACAACAAAATTTTTATGTAAAAAATGTTTTAAAAAATTATATCAGATGGATGATGATAAATGGAATATGTATGTAGAATCGTTTAAACGAGACGGTTGTGCATTATTTTAGAAAATAAAGCGAAGTAGTTCTTCTACTTCTCTTTTTATTGTGAATAAATAAGGAGGTGGCTGTTAATTGGCTACTAAAAAGGTAACAAAGAAAAAAATCTGTCCAATTTGTAAAAAAGAAAAATTAATAACTAGAGGTTTCTATAAAAGTGCAAGTCCATTATATCAAGATGATAAATGTGTGCCTATATGTATCACTTGTGTAAAAGATGGAATTGTAAATTCAGAAGATGGAACAATTAATAAAACAAAAATGAAAACCATGCTTCAAAGACTAGATAAGCCTTTATATTGGGACGATTTAGATTCGGCATATAATCAATATAAAAAAGAACATAGCTATTTATCTGAAGATGAAATTGCAAAGCATGGGAAAGATATTAT